CCCGCCTGCAGGGCACGGCCGGGCTCGCGGTCTCCACGACCATCCCGAACTCCGAGCACCGGTTCACGCACGCCACGGACACTCCGGTGGTCTCGCTCCGCGCGAGCACCGACCACCAGCAGGCCTGCCCCGCCTGCTCCCGACTCTGCGAGCTGATCGCCGAGCGAAAGGTCGCGCGCCAGAAGCGCGGCGCCGCGAAGCGATACGTCCGGCGTGTCGGGAAGGCCGCGTTGCGGGAGGCGCCCGATGCCTGAGCGGTGGCCGCGTCTCACGGAGACGCTCCCCCAGGACGCGCCGTGGGGCCACTGCCAGCGGTGCCGGAAGTACGTCTACGGCACGGCCGATGGTTTCGGGACCATCTGGCAGGAGCACGACGACCACGACCGCCCTGAGCCTCGTGGAGTCGTGCTCTGCGGTCCCTGCTGCTCGATCATCGGGCCGCACCCCCGACTGTACGCCCGGCAGCAGCGCGACGTGCCCCTCCCCGGAGTCACGGAGCTCTGCAGAGACTGCACCCACCGGAGCGGCTACCGGTGCACGCATCCGAAGCTGACGATCAATGGTGGACCCGGGCTGAAGATCGCTTTTCCCCGCCCCGCCGTAGCGTTGGTCGACGGGATTCGCGGCGGCCGGCGCACAGGGTGGAGAGAGACGATCTGGTCCGGGCCTCCCACGGAGTGCGAGGGTCGGGAGGTGGCCGATGCTTGACCTCACCCTCCCCGCCCTGAGCGTCCGGCAGCCCTGGTCCTGGCTGATCTGCCACAGCTTCAAAGACGTCGAAAATAGGGGCTGGTCGACCGGCTTCCGCGGCGAGCTGCTCATCCACGCGGGCCTGCGCTTCGATCTCGAGGGCTACGCCTGGGTGCGCGACGTCTTCCCCGAGATCCCGCTGCCCGATCGGAACGCGTTCGAGCGCGGCGGGATCGTAGGGAGCGCAACGCTCACGGCCTGCGTCACCGAAAGCGACTCGCCCTGGTTCTTCGGGGACTATGGCTTCGTGTTCGCCGACCCCCGGTCGTGCGCGCTGTGGCCGTGCCGCGGGATGCTGGGGTTCTTCGACGTGACGGCAGAGGTGGAGGCCGCTCTCCGCGCTCCGACGCACGCGGAGCTCGTGGCGTCCATAGAAGGTTCGGCGGCTGGTTCGCACACCGGCGACGCAAGGACAGCGGGTAACGCACCGCCCTGCACCGTAAGTGGCCCGCGCGAGGGCCCCGGTGGGGTAAGGGCTGAGAACCGAGCGCCAGCCGCCTACCCACCGACCCGCTACGTCTGGGAGGGGCCGAACCGCCCGTCCCTCGGATCCCCGCCCAGCGCCCCAGCGGAGGGGGCCAGTGAAGAGCGGTCAGCCGATGCGGGTGGAGACGGTGAGGCTCGAGCTCGTGGCGTAGGCTACCACGCGACCGGCGGGGAGGTCGCGAATGCCGGGATCCACGACGCCGTTGGCGGCGGTGGACGACGGGCCGATCGGCTGCACGGCCCAGAGCGGCCGGAATACGGACCCGGTTCGGTAGCTGGGGCACGGACACGGGGGCTCCACACTCCGGAGGGACTCCAGGAGGTGCTCGCCGTCCCCCGCGAAGAGGACCGCGCCGAACGAGACGGCCACGGCGGGCCAAGTGGGATGCTTCATGACCCGAATATAACCCGAAGCTCTGGTGCGCCCAAGGATGCACGGCTGGGCGATAGGCGCGGTCCATGAGCTACTTCGACCAGCAGCTCCTCGGGCTCCATGACGAGCTGATCGTGAGACGGTTCTGGGCGCGCGTCGAGAAGGGTGACGGGTGCTGGATGTGGGTTGGCTCCAGGCAGCGTCGGTCGGACGGAACGCCGTCGTATGGCCTCGCGCCCCTCGGAAGGCGCGGCGTGCGCGCCCTTGCGCACCGCGTCTCGTGGGAGATCACGCACGGTGCGATTCCGGACGGCATGGTCGTCTGCCACCGGTGCGACAACCCCGGATGCGTCCGGCCCGACCACCTCTTCCTGGGCACCCAGGCAGAGAACCTCGCCGACATGCGTGAGAAGGGTCGCGCCCACTTCAACACGTTCCCGGTTGGGCAGCGGCACCCGAACTCCCGTCTGACTGCGGACGACGTCCGGGAGATGCGGCGGCTCTACGAAGAGGAGGGGGTGGCGGCTACGGCCCTCGGCCCCCGGTTCGGGGTCCACCCGACCACGTCCCACAACATCATCCGGCGGAAGACGTGGAGGCATGTATGATCGATCAAGCGAACTGCCCCGAGCTGATCGCGCGGCCGGACGTGCAGAGGTGGGTGGCATGAAGTACGCCGACTTCCTCCACGCGAAGGTGGCCGAGGCCACGCTCTCCGGCATCGAGGTCGCACGCGAGGACCTGCACCCCGGCCTCTTCGAGTTCCAGAAGGACGCCATCCTCTGGGCGCTCCAGGGTGGACAGCGCGCGCTCTTCGAGAGCTTCGGACTCGGGAAGACCCGTCAGCAAATCGAGATCGCGCACCAGGTGACGCAGGCCCGGGGCGGGCAGGCGCTGATCGTCATGCCCCTCGGGGTGCGCCAGGAGTTCCGGCGCGAGGCCGAGGCGATGGGCCGGGAGATCACCTACGTCCGCACGGACGCCGAGGCCTCGGCCGCGGGGCCGCTCATCATGACGAACTACGAGCGCGTCCGGGACGGCCATCTCTCGCCGGCGTTCCTGCAAAGCCTGACGTGCGTCAGCCTGGACGAGGCGGCGGTGCTCCGGGGGTTCGGGGGCACCAAGACCTTCCGGGAGTTCATGCGCATCCTGGCGGGCGACGGCGGCCGGGGGCCGAAGGGCACCGGCCGGGACGGCACCGGCGGCATCCCGTTCCGCTTCGTGGCCACGGCCACCCCGAGCCCGAACGACTTCATCGAGCTCCTTTCCTACGCGGCGTACCTGGGCGTCATGGACGTCTCGGAGGCGAAGACCCGGTGGTTTAAGCGGGACAGTACCCGGGCCGACAAGCTCACGCTGCACGAGCACAAGGAAGACGAGTTCTGGGCGTGGGTGGCGACATGGGCGCTCTTCGTCACGAAGCCGTCCGACCTGGGCTACTCCGACGAGGGGTACGCGCTGCCCGAGCTCGACGTCCGGTGGCACGAGCTGCCCAGCGATCACTCTGAGGCTGGCGAGGAGCGGAGCGGCCAGGGGCGGCTCCTGCGGGATGCCGCGCTCGGTGTCGTCGACGCGGCGCGGGAGAAGCGTGACAGCCTGCAGTCGCGGATCGGCCGGCTCATGGAGATCCGGGCGGAGGAGGCGGGCGCGCACCGGATCATCTGGCACGACCTCGAGGCAGAGCGCCACGCGATTGAGGCGGCCATCCCTGGGGTGACGACGGTGTATGGATCGCAGGACCTCGACGAGCGCGAGGCCTCGGTGATCGCGTTCGCGGACGGTGAGATCAGGGAGATCGCGAGTAAGCCAGTCCTCCTGGGCGCCGGCGTGAACTTCCAGAAGCACTGCTCGCGCGCGGTGTTTCTGGGGATCGGCTTCAAGTTCGCGGACTTCATCCAGGCCATCCACCGGATCCAGCGCTTCGGCCAGCCCCACCCGGTGCGCATCGACCTGATCTACACAGAGGCCGAGCGGCACGTCCGGCAGACGCTCGAGCGGAAGTGGCGCCAGCACGAGCAGCTCGTCGAGAACATGACGCGCATCGTGCGCCACTACGGGCTGGCCAGGATGGCCACGGCGGCCCGGGCCCAGCGGAGCATGGGGGTGAGCCGGCAGGAGGCCTCGGGCGCGTCCTGGCGCCTCGTGAACAACGACTCCGTCCTCGAGGCCGCGGCCGCGGAGAGCGACTCCGTCGGGCTGATCGTCACCTCCATCCCGTTCAGCACCCAGTACGAGTACTCGCCCAGCTACCACGACTTCGGGCACACGGACACGACCGAGCACTTCTTCGCTCAGATGGACTTCCTGACGCCGGAGCTACTCAGAGTACTCCAGCCCGGCCGGATCATGGCCGTGCACGTGAAGGACCGGATCACGCCTGGGGGGCTCACGGGGCTCGGCTTCCAGACCGTCCAGCCGTTCCACGCCGACTGCATCTACCACTACCAGCGCCACGGCTTCGCGTACCTGGGCATGAAGACGATCGTCACCGACGTCGTCCGGGAGAACAACCAGACCTACCGGCTGGGCTGGACCGAGCAGTGCAAGGATGGGAGCCGCATGGGTGTGGGGATGCCCGAGTACCTGCTGCTCTTCAGGAAGCCGCCGACGGACGCCAGTGATGGGTACGCCGACCTCCCGGTCGTGAAGTCGAAGGCGGAATACTCTCGCGGCCGCTGGCAGCTCGACGCTCACGGCTTCGCCCGCTCGAGCGGGGACCGCCTACTCTCCCCCGAGGACTTCGAGGGCGTCCCGCACGCGACGATGTACAAGCTCTGGAAGCGGTGGAACCAGGGCCACACCTACGACTTCGAGCACCACGTCCGCATGTGCGAGAGCCTCGAGGCGCGCGGGCTCCTCCCGGTGACGTTCATGCTCCTCCCGCCGCACTCGTGGCACCCGGACGTCTGGGCCGACGTGGCGCGCATGCGGACCCTGAACGGGCTGCAGCAGGCGAAGGGGAAGGAGATGCACCTCTGCCCCCTGCAGTTCGACATCGTGGACCGCGCGATCACCCAGTACTCCATGCCCGGCGAGCTCGTGCTGGATCCGTTCGCGGGGATCGGGACTGTTCCGATGCGCGCCGTGGAGCTCGGCCGCCGTGGTGAGGGTTGGGAGCTCAACACGGGCTACTGGGCGGACGCGGTCACCTACTGCCGCGCGGCCGAGGAGAAGCGCGCTGCGCCGACGCTCTTCGACCTGGTCGAGGCGGAGGAGGGCGAAGCGGCATGACCACCCCCGACCTCTTCGCCCCCCAGCCCGACACCCTCACGGGCTCCCTGGACTGGTCCGAGATCACGATCACCCGCACGGGCGTCCGCTACCGCTGGCGCGTGATCCCCGGCACACCCATGTACGACCCCGAGCGTCCTCCTGAAGGCTTCGTGCTCGAGTACTGGGCTCGCTCGATCCCCGGGACGGGACAGCCCGGGTGGACGGCCGCGCACTTCTATCCCCGCCGGCTCGAGGTGTGGATGGAGCTGAGGAAGCGGAGGGCGATCCGGTGAGCGTCTACGTCGATTCGTGCGACTGGCGCCTCGGCCGCATGCGGATGTGCCACATGGTCGCCGACAGCTCCGGGGAACTCGTGGCCATGGCGGAGGCGATCGGGCTCCCGGCCCGCTACGTCCAGCACGCGGGCACGTCCCGCGAGCACTTCGACGTCTGCAAGCAGAAGCGCGCCCAGGCCGTCCGCCTCGGCGCCGTAGAGATCACCTCCCGGGAGCTCGTGGCCATCATGCGCGCGAAGGCGAACGGGAACGCGGGGCGCGGCCCCGGAGGAGATTGAAAGTGGCTGACTCCAGCATCGAGTGGACCGACGCCGTGTGGAACCCCGTCCGCGGCTGCTCGAAGGTGAGCGCGGGCTGTACCAACTGCTATGCGATGAAGCAGGCACACCGCTTCTCCGGGCCCGGCCAGCCCTACGAGGGCCTGACCCACGTCGTGAAGGGCAAGGGTCCGCAGTGGACCGGTGCTGTGCGCACCGTGCCCGAGATGCTCGAGCGGCCGCTGCGCTGGAGGAAGCCCCGGCGCGTCTTCGTGAACAGCATGAGCGACCTGTTCCATCCGGACGTGCCGGACGAGTTCGTCGACCAGGTCTTCGCGGTGATGGCCCTGACGCCGCAGCACACGTACCAGATCCTGACCAAGCGCCCGGAGCGGATGGCCCACTACTTCCTCCCGATCGGCCAGACGAACCGTTCCGACTGGGTGTGGGTCCAGATGGCGAGCATCCTGAACCGGCACCGCCTCGCGTATCCCGAGTGGCCCCTCCCGAACGTCTGGCTCGGCACCTCCGTCGAGGACCAGGCCGCGGCGGATGAGCGGATCCCTCACCTCCTGCGGTGCCCGGCGGCTGTGCGCTTCCTCTCCTGCGAGCCGCTGCTGGGGCCGGTGGACCTCCGGAAGCTCACGAAGGGTGATTACACGGCCCACCCGGCCGGCGCGGAGGTCTACACGCTCGAGGGGATGTACGCGATCCCCGATCACGACTGGGATGCCCCCGGACGCATCGACTGGGTGATCCCCGGCGGCGAATCCGGACCCGGGGCGCGGCCGTGCGACGTGGAGTGGATCCGCGGACTCGTTCAGCAGTGCAGGGCGGCTGGCGTTGCGCCATTCGTCAAGCAGCTCGGGGCGGAGGCGTACACGTCGGACGGCTTGGGGCCTCAGTTCCTCGACCTCCGCGACCCGAAGGGCGGCGACCCCTCCGAATGGCCCGAGGACCTCCGCGTCCGCGAGTTCCCCCAGCTCCAGGAGGTGACCCGTGGCTGAGGTGCCGATGTTCGACGGCGACCTCGATGGGGTGCCATGTGGCCCGCTCGGCTACACCCCTATCGACGCTGTGGAAGGGATGGCCGCTCGGATGCGCGAGTTCCACGCGAACACCCGCCACGGCAGCGTCATGATCCTCACCATCGGGCGCGAGCGCTGCGAGTCCTACTGGAAGGCCATGGAGGCGGCCGCTCAACTGCTGCGCCGTGCCCACGTGGGGGAGCGGGCCGAAGTGTTCTGGATGGTCGAGCACGCTCCGCCCGACCTCGGGGGGCGCCCGCACTGGCTTCGCTGGCAGGACGGGCCGCCCACGTGGACCACGAACGTTCACGAGGCCAACCACTACCCGGCCCCATTCATGGCCGCCCGCGACGCCCGTTACTTGCGGGGAGAGTGCCCACAGAAGCCCGACGTGGTGACTGACTGCACGGTCACCGAGCACTCGTGGATGCGTGCCGCCCCCGTGCGGGGCTCCGAGGAGGTGGAGACGGCGTTTATGTACCGAGAGCGCATGGTAGTAGACGGCGGACCCGCGGAAGATTTTGGGGAGTGGATGCTGTGCTTTGAGAAGCCACCAGAGCGGGACGTATGGTCCGGGGCTTCGGACATCTCCACGGAGCGTGAGATCGTACCGCTCGCCGCCCTCCGCACCCACAGAGGGGTGGAGTGCCTTACAGGAGAAGAGACGTGAGCAAGCCAATTATCGGCATCGCGTGCGGTGATGATGGGTGCCGCCATTTCGAGATGTCAGAACTGGAGTTGCAGACCATTCTCCGCGAGGCCAGCGAGGCGAAGCAGAAGCGCGCGGAGGACATGCCCACGGACGAGGACGCGGTCAGGGCGCTGCACCGCGCATGGCTGCGTCTCAAGGAGCTTGGGTGGCGTGAAGCAATGTACGCACCCCGCGACGGTTCGTACTTCGACTCCATCGAAGCTGGCAGCACGGGCATCCACAACACGCGCGTCATGATGCTAGCGCACGAGCACCCGACGTTCTGGGTCGACGCGGACGGCGACTCGTGGCCTGCCCGGCCTGTGCTTTTTCGCATCCGCGCCGCCACCAAGGAGGGGGACTATGAGCGGTGAGACGCTGAGGGCGTGTCCGTTCTGTGGGGCGGCTCCGTCCGTGGAAACGTTTGCACGCGGAGCACACGAGCCCGTAGCCGCCCGCGTGACGTGCCCGCGATGCCACGCCGCAACACAGATGAAGCAAGCGCGGCCCGACGAAGTGGAAGTGGCCAGGGAAGCCGCCATCGCCGCATGGAACCGCCGCACCCCCGAGAGCGAGCAGGGGGAGCGGGACGAGGACGAGATCGCTCGCGACGTGCTGGCAAGTGTCCACATCCGGCGCCGCTCCCCCACCAGGGAAGAGCCCGGAGAGCCGGAGACGCCGAAGCTTGACCTGTGGGACCTCGTTCTGATGAGGAGCGCGGTCGAAGAGCTACCACCGCAGGAGGCCGCTCGCCGCATCGCCCTGGGAATGAGCGACGAGTCGAAGCGCCTCGCGGAAGCCGCCCTCGCCGGCCTTGCCGCTCGCAAAGACGAGGACGTAGGCGAGTGGGCCGCACGGCTGGGTGCCGACATCGCGGCCACGCCATCGGATACCGCTCCCCGCGAGCCCCAGGGAGGGGAGAGCGAGGCGCTGCTGGAGGGGTGGATACCCAGACAGTACCTCCACCCAGGTGCGGCAGCGTGGGTCAGCCCAGTGAGAACATATCCGGACGACGTGCGCGTGATTGTCGTGCCCGCGAACGAGACCCCCACCCCACCACCAGAGGACGGCCCGCGTGGCTGAAGCACCACCAGCGGCGATGACCTGGACGCCCGAACAACTGCAGCTCTTGGCCGACACCCGCCTCCCCGCTGCGGCCCGGATCGTGGGCCTCATCCTTTCGTTGGCTGGGACCGACGGGGTGGAGTTTGGGCGGGATGACGTGCGGATGTTCCTTGGCCCCAGCGACCCGGATTCGGACGACACGATCCGCCGACTATTCCGCCACCTCGAGTCCACGAAATGGGTCGCGCGCACCCCGGGCGGCCGAGGCCATTCAGACACCTTCCGCGTTTTAGGGCCGCAGGAGTGCGGCTCTATGTCGGGAATTAGGGTGGGCATGGGTGCGGCTCTATTGGATAGGGTATGCCGGGGTGCGGCCCTAAACCCGGATAGGGTGGGGACGGGTGCTGCTCTAAGTCCCCCCTCCTCCTCCCCTCATCCTCAGCCTCTACCAACACCTGACGCGCAGGGGCGCGCGCGGGACGGGCATGGGCCTGCGGTGCACTCGATGGCAGAGGGTGCAATCGCGGACCGGTCGGACCTGCTCGACGGGTGCCAGAGCGCGCTGCACGACTACCTGGTCGAGAGGGTCGACTACGACCGCCAGGGCGCCTACGTCTGGCGACTCGTCACGTCGCTCGAGGGCGGGGACGAGTGGATGTGGAAGGACCGGACCGGCCGGACGCTCACCGAGGGCCGGACCGCGATCATCGCGGCGGCGCTGAATGAGCTGCTCGCCTGCGACGAGGTGGGCAAGCACTTCCCGGACCCACCAGGGGGCTTCGGCAATCTCCGCTCGAAGGTGCGCTACCTCGTCGCCTCCGCGCTCGGCGTTGAGCAGGACGCCCGGAAGGCCACCACCACCGACGCCCCCCGCCCCCGCAGACCCGCCCACACCACGATCGGCATCGACAACCAGGGGAGCCTCGACTGATGGAGCGAGTGAGCTTCGGGCCAGGAGCCCGAGAGACCGTGACCTGCGACTGCGGGGCCGAGTACGACGCTGAGGTCTCCACGGTCGGCGGCTTCCGCATCGTTTCGCCCCCAACCTGCGAGCCGTGCAAGGCCAAGGCCCGGGGCGCTCCGGGCGTGGTGGTGCCCGCCACGGACGACGACATCCTGAGCGAGCTCGACGCCATGGGCGCCAACGTCTACGAGCACGCCGTGCTCCGCAGGGGGCCGAACGCCGGCCAGCCCGGCACGCTGGACAACCTCGGGGACAGCCCGGGCGTGTGGGCCGCGCGCGCCTTCGTGGAGTCCGTGCTCTCCGCCGAGCGCTGGCAGTCCGTGGACTCGCTCTGGATCCACGGGCCCACAGGCAACGGGAAGAGCCAGATCCAGTTCGCGGTGCTCTGGGCGCTGCTGAAGGCAGGCGTCCCCTCGAGGGAGATCGTCTACGACCGCGGCCGCTCCATCGTCACCCAGCTCCAGGACCGCTACACGACGGGCACGGTCGACGAGTTCAGCCGCACCCGCGGCAGGGCGCGCGTCTGGGTCTACGACGACGCCGGAACCGAGAAGCTCACCCCGGACGCCTTCCGGGTGTTCGAGGACATCCTGGACCGCAGGCAGGGCAGGGCCTCGCTCGTGAGCAGCAACGACAGCCGCGAGGACACCGCCAACCGCTGGATGGGCCAGGGCGGGTGGGAGCGTCTCCGGTCCCGCCTCGCCCCGTTCAAGTCCGTCGCGATGACCGGAGCGGACTGGCGCTTCGTGAAGAGCGCGGAGGCGAGGGCGTCGTGATGACCGAGGATCCGTCCTTGACCCCGCGTTACGGCAAGCGCAATGTTTCGGAGCAGCACACCAGGCCTCAAGGCCCCGAGCCACGGGGGACGCGGCATGAGCGAGAAGGGGCTCACCCCGAAACAGGACGCGTTCGTCCGAGAGTACCTCGTGGACTTGAACGCCACGCAGGCCGCGATCCGGGCGGGATACTCGAAGCGGACCGCACGCGCGATCGGCGCCGAGAACCTCACGAAACCTGCTGTCGCCGCTGCGATCCAGGAGGCACAAGACCGCCGGGCCAAGAAGACGGAGATCACGGCGGAGCGCGTGCTGCAAGAGCTTGCCCGGGTTGGGTTTGCGGACATCCGCGACTTGTTCGAGTGGGACGAGGAGCGCGCCGCATTCGTGCCGAGCCGCGATCTGACCGAGGATCAGGCCGCTGCGATCAGTGAGATCCAGTCCGAGACGACGACCTTCCACAACGACGCCACCGGGGAGACGGAGACGCGGGTCAAGCTGAAGCTCAAGACCTACGACAAGCTCGTGGCCCTGCGCGACATCGGAAAGCATCTCGGGATGTTCGTGGAGCGGGGGGAGAGCAGCGTCTACAGCTTCAACCCGCACGACTTCAGCCGCGAGGGCCTGAAACGTGTGGCGGCCGGTGAGAGCCCGCAGCACGTGCTGGCCACAGGGGGCGGGAGGGATGATTGAGCGGCGCCACGCCCCAGGAACGGGCCGCCGCCCTGCTCGCGCTGGAGGGCGTGACCGACTCGTTCGGCCAGTGGATGGCGGAGTACGGCACGCGCACCGTGGAGACGAACGCGCCCGCGGACTGGAGCGCGCGCCACTTCCGCAGGATGCAGGAGACGCTGGATCTAGTAACCGCGGGCGAGCTCAAGCGCGTGATCTTCCAGGTGCCGATCCGGCACGGCAAGACCGAGCACAACACCTACGGGTACGGCGGCTACTGCTTCTTCCGCGACCCGAGGTTCCGCGGGCTGCTCGGCACGTACAACCAGCGGCAGGCCGACACGTTCAGCCGCAACATCCGCAAGCGCGTGCGCTCGCTCGGGGTGCCTCTCTCGAAGGACCGAGATGCGGCCAGCGAGTGGGAGACGGCGGCTGGCGGCGGACTCAGGGCTGTGGGGGCGGGCGCCGGCGTGGCCTCCGTGAACGCAGACGGGATCTTCATCGATGACCCGATCGGCTCGCGCGACGAGGCGGAGTCGCCCGCGCACCGGCTGCGCGTCTTCGACTGGATCACGAACGACATCCTGGCCCGCGCCGAGCCGCACACCTTCGCGATTCTCACCATGTCGCGCTGGCACCAGGACGACCCGGTTGGGCGCCTCCTCAAGACGCAGGGCGAGCGCTGGCACGTCGTGGACCTTCCCGCGCTCGCGGAGCCCGGAGACGCCCTCGGTCGCGCCGAAGGCGAGCCGCTCTGGCCCGACATGCGGCCGCTCGAGTGGCTCGAGGACAAGCGCGTGGAGATGGGCTCCTACGGGTTCGCGTCGCTGCTTCAGGGCAGGCCGCGCCCCCGCGAGGGCGGGATGTTCAAGTGGGACTGGTGGCGCCTCCTGGAGGACGCCCCGAAGTGCGAGCGGCTCGTGCGGTACTGGGACCTCGCGGGCACACGCCCAGAGAAGGGCAAGCACGACCCCGACTACTCGGCGGGCACGCTGATGGGCCGGATGGCGGACCAGCGGACCGCGATGCTGCACCAGGCGGCGTTCCGACTGAGCGTGGCGGAGCGGGATGCGAGGCTGCTCGAGATCGCCCGGAAGGACAAGGCGGCGTATGGCGGCCGCATCGAGTGGTGGATCGAGAGGGAGGCGGGCATAGCCGGCAAGGACCGCACGGAGGCGCTCAAGAGGCGCCTGCACGCCCTCGGGATGCGCGTCAACGACGAGCCCGCGACGGGGAGCAAGGAGGTCCGCGCCGAGCCTCTGGCGAGCGCCGCCGAGGCCGGCAACGTCGTGCTCTGTCCGGACGATCCCGAGCATCCGTGGAGGGACGCGTTCCGGCTCGAGGCGGCAGACTTCCCGCACGGCACGCACGACGACCGCGTGGACAGCGCGAGCGGGGCGTACAACAAGCTTGCGACGGAGCCCGGCCGCAAGGCCCAGGGCATAACCCGCAGACTGGTGGGGTGAGACCATGGCCGACGAGATCAAGCAGTCCCCGGACACCCGCGGCCTGGCCCAGGAGGCGATGGCCCCGAAGATCGAGCTGTACCGCGACGCGCTCGGCGGGACGTACCGCATGCGCGAGGCCGGCGAGACG